ACTGGACCACGGCCATAGATCTCGCCTGCCACCTTCATGTAGCGTGAGACAACCCATGGGCTAGACTTGAGCTTGCGGTAAACCAGCTGTGATTTGGTCTTCTCATGGATCACGTAGTAGCCATAGTCACCACGGTCTAGATTTAAGACGGTGGCCTCAATAAGATCTACTTCCTCGGTTGGCTTATCAGAGATCAACTTCTGCAGATCAGCAGGGATATTGGCGTCTTTCCATTGCATTTGGATCGACTCGCCTTTGATCCGCATCTTGCGATAGACGTTATCCACCTGGCCATTGGCTCCCTCTTCAAAGCTGACCAGATACTGTGGCACTGGGATAAAGTTGATCGGATTAACAGCATCACCCTTTTGCACCAGCATGACAGCAGTGCCGACAGAGAGATCTAGCAAGAACTCGCCCATGGCAATGTCAAAGTTAGACTGCTTTAGAACGCTAAACATCTTGTCAGCGTAGATGTCCAGCATCATCTGTACTTGGCTTCTGCGATCTGCTGGGATATCAGTGCCAGGCTCAAGTCTGCACCACTTGCGCTGTGGTGGGAAGATGCCAGACTGCAGGCGGTTAGCAAAGCGCTGCGTAGAGTTGATGGCCGTAGAGTCAAAGACTCTAGTCATCTTACGCTTGCCACCTACTTTGCCCTCGTACTCGCCACCGTAGAGATTGCGCTGGGGTAAGGCAAACTCCATGGCGTCTTCATACAGACTGCGAAAGTCATCCTTTTTGTTCTGCGCTATTTTGTGTCGCTGCAGAATTTGCTCAACGCTCATCTTTGCCATATCAATCCTTTTTGCTTGCTTGGTATCTTTTTAGAATAGCTCTACCCTTGGCTGCTAGTCGAGCAGCTGCGTCTGCGGTCTTTGGCACTGGCTCACCCCATGCATGAGCTGACAGCGCCAGCCTAGTTGGTTTACCATCCTTGACCAGTGGTCCACTAGGGTTTGTAAAGAACCGAGTTAAAAAAGATCCCTTACGTCTGGCGTCTTGCCCCTTTGGGTTAGATGCCTTGACGCCTGGTTGCAGATTCTTGCTCTCACCAGAGCGCTCAAACTTGCGTCTGCCAGCCTCTGTCAGACCACCTTTAGGATCTTTGTATTTGCTCATTTCTTTTTGGCTGCATTCATGTTGTCAACAAGATTTGGGTATGGGCGCCCAGCTGCTTTAGCACTGGCTTGCGCTGACTTCTTCTCGCTGGGAGAGAGTTTCTTTGGCTCACCAAGACTCTTTGGCCGAGCCTGATTCCATATCTTTTTGTTCATGTTCATGCTAGTCTTCCTCTGCTTCATCGGTAATGGGACCACCTACCAGCCACGCATCGCACGTTCTTGTGCCTGCACACTTGAAGTGAAACAACTCACAAAAGCCAAGCTGGGCAGTCTCAATAACATCCTCGTCATAGCCAGATTCCTCTGCAGGATTCTTGGCCTCAATGCCTGCTTTGATGCAGTCGAGCATTTGGGTGGTCTGGATAAAGGCAGCGCAGTTACCGCACCGCATACCCTTGGCCTCGTCTAGATTGGTGTTCCAGATCACAGTCTTGCGGATCCAGAATGTCTCATTGTTCTTTTCGTCATTGGGGTTTGCTGGCCCATAGCCGACATTGGCAAACGCCCAATTTCTGTTTTTCAGATTGGTCTTGATGTCTCTGGTGGCCAGGGGACATTGATATTCCTCTTCACCATTCATTTCCTTTTCAGACTCTGTGATCATGTTGGTTGCCATTATTCGTACCACTCCAATTCAATCAATGCTGTGTGTGCTGTTCCATTGACGTTGGTCAATCGGAATAGGTAATTTGTCAGTGGCGCTAAGACGTACTCTAGTGAGCCAGACGCACCACCAGATGCTTTTTTGCCAGTGCCACCAGTAACGAATTGCTGGTTGATCAATGTGCCAAGACTTGTGATTGTTGGATTTAGCACCATGGCCACATCGCTGGTTGACGCAATGTTTCTGTTTCTACGCACTGGCGTGAATGATGTGCCACCAGTGGTGACCGTACCCTCATAGACAAAGAAGTCAGCATCACCGCTAGACTCCATCGCAATGGTTACGTGTGGTGTAACACCTGGCGCAGCTGCCAGCACAATGTCTGCGCTAGCGCCAGCTGCCAATTTTGCAGAGTCTGGGTAGATGTTCGACGCAATATATGCACGGCCTTCATGCAGACGTACATGGTTTACATCAGCAGTAATGAGCGGATAGTCACTGCCAGAGATAACTTGTGCGCTATCTTTGTTTTTCTGAGTAAGCGCAACGAATTGCGCTTTTTGATTCTCAGACTCTCTAGTGACTAAGATGATCGCCATTATTTCTTCTTCTTGAGAGCTTGTGCCTCGCTCATGCCAATAGCAATAGCTTGCTGGCGTGACTTGACTTTCTGGCCACTAGAAGACTTGAGCTTGCCAGAGGCGTACTCTTTCATAACCTTGTGGACTTTCTCTTGCATCTTCATTTTCATGTCGGTAGCCATTACATACCTCCACCGAGTTTGGATTGCACACCAAGTTCGCTATCTGTACGCTCTGAAGACAGCAACGCACGTAAGCCACCACCTCGTCTGGCTCTCATGCCAGCTTGGGTCTTTTGTGCCAGGCTGGTTTCTTGTTTGGCAAGCTGTTCGTCTTGCTTTGCGATCTGCTCTTTTTGAACTCGGATCTGCTCTTCTGCTGCTGCAGTAGATCCACCGCCACCGCCACCAAATAGTCCACCCATATATCAACTCCTTGACATCATAAAAAAATCTGCCTCGTCTGGTCCGTACTTTTTCATCAAGCCTTCTATCTCGAATCCAATAGTATTTCCCCAACGCACAGCTCGTAAGTCGTTGCATCTTACGATGATTTGTAACCTATGTAAATTCTTGGATATCACTCTGAAATCACGATAAGCAATGGCTGCTCTTGTCAAAGTCTTTGGGTATTTGCGCCCACGTTCCTCGATAAAGCACCACATCTCTTCGACACCCTTCCAGATATGCACCGCACCAAAGCAGGCAACTGGTCTGCCATGTAATATCGCAGTGATAGCATGGCCATACCGAGCTTGGTTTTCCAGCATGGTCATCACATCCATAGCCCTGCTGATGATTTGAAAGTTCTGAGCCTGCACATTCATCACGGCAACGTGGCCAGCTTGGAATGGAACCCAGGTCAGGCCTGGCATAGTTGGTAAATCAGGCAAAGACATCAAAATCATCCGATGCTATGGTTTGGGCAATGAAGACTTTGCCATTTGAGCGGTTAGTTCCCCTGGTTAGCTGACGATATTCACCGCCCCCTGTTAATAAGTACCCAAATGCGTCACCAACGTGCGAGTGTTCGTTCTTATTGGGGGTATCTTTGAACCTTTCTTGGCCAGCACCCACCGCTATACGCTTGAAATGGTAGCCACCAGAGAGTGCTTTCCTCAATAACTTGCACTGCTTGTGGATAAGTAGGCCAGGCTTGCCCATTACCATGCGATTCATGGGGGCTGCAGCTGCTTCACGCCTAGCTTTGAAGTCGTTTGTCGCTGTTGGCTCGGCTTTTAGCCCCAATGAGCGCAGATATTCAAACGCTGTAGTCTCATAGATGGCGTCTCTTTGCATACCAGCAGGATCGCCCCAGATGCGTACCTCGTATTTGGGGAACCTGGTCTGCAGTTCGGTCATCAATTGCTGGCCAAAGCGCTCCAGACCCATGTCAAACGTCACAATCTCATGCAATATGCGCCACTGGCCACTGGGATGGCGCTGGCCAAAGACCGCTGCAGGGGTCAAACCAAAGTCCAGTCCTACTTGGATTGGCAAAGTAGGGTCTGCCTCCAGCTCGGCACTCATAATATTGTCATCGTACTCAGGCCAAACGCTCTGGCCATCCTTGACAAACGTATATACACCCTGGGCATAGCAACGAATCCAATCCAGATTCTTGCCAGCGAGCTGTTGCATATAGTAGCCAGCGGGTAAGTTGTTGATGTTCTCGGCTTTAGGATTGATGCGCCACCACTTACCACTTGCGAATATATGGTCATTGGCCTCTGGGTTGTCTGGCAGATCATCCTTGGCCACTTCAATCACGCCACCAGGCTGTTTAAAGAACTTCCATGCGTACTTGCCAGTGATTGGCTCTTTCTCAGCCACCCGATGCCACCAGTGGTCATCATCCATGGGGTTGGTATCCATCCAGATGCCGTGCCACGTTGCTCCACCGTCTCTTTTCGTTGGATATCTGCCCACCCGATGGGTAAGGCCATCAATCACGGCCTTGGGTAGCTCACGTGCCTCATTCACCCACGCACCAGTTAACTCCAGCGAGAGCAGTTTCCTGACGTCTTTTGGTTGATCAAGAGCCAAGAAGATCACCTCGCAGTCAATGCCTGCAGCGCCATCTCTGGCTGGCAGGCGTATGTGATGGGTAATCGGTGGTGTCCACAGCAGATTGCCAAAGGTAGCCTCTGGAAACAGATCTAACCATGTCTTGATGGTGGTGGTCTTTAGCATTGGGTAGCTGTTACGCACCACCGCCCAGCGGGAGTATTTAATACCGTCAACAGGGGATGGCTTTTGCTGGACAGCTTTGATCATTATCTTGCTGGCGCAGGCGTAAGACTT